TCTACCTCCTGATGACCGTCAGTTTTAATCTTGGCGGTCCAGAAGGCTGGGTTCTTCGAGTTCTCATTGATGACCCTCTCCGCCGATAGTTCAAAACCCCGCTGCAAGGGTTCATTCCTACCGGCGAACATACTTGCCAGTGATAAGAAGCGAGCGGCCTTCGACGACGGGGTTATGTTGACGTTAGTCTGCAAACCCAATTTAGATGTGTACCTTTGGACGGCTGGCACCCAAGGCACATCATCACATACCAAACCATCGCGAACGGGGAAGTGGGCGCCGATTATCTCGACCCTTCCATCAATGATTGTCTTCAGCTTCGCCGAATATCCCAAATCCTCCTGTTCTTTGATGATTAGGCCCTGAGGACCTCCATTCCGTTCGTCGGCCAAACACCTTGAGCCCTTGCCTCCACCATCGTCCCCTTCAAAGATCCCGCGAAGGTAAATCGAGAAGGAGGACACCTCGGTGGCGTCCAGGGATTGGTACAACGGTATAGACTTGAACATCCAATCAAATGTCCCGTCCTGCAACCTGAATTTCCCTGTCTCAGGGTTGACCGCGAATAAATGTTCAGGGTTCTCAGTCACACTGCTATAAACCCCGCTCAGTTCCTCGATGAAGTTCACACCGCTGGTCAGCGCCCATCCTGAGTCTAAGTACATGTCAGGGAATTTGGCGGTGAACCAGGTCTCTTTGGGCACGTCAGGGCACTTCACCCTAAACCTGATGCGCATCCCGGTCTTCACATCGTAAGCAATCTTGGCTTCGTGTAAATGCGTGAACTCACCGTTCACTTTGTGGCTGAGCCTCTTGTTGATGCGCATCAAAGCGTTGTAAACGTAGCTGAGTAGACCTTCGCCGTGACGGTTGCATCGCTCATGCAATTCCATCCCGGTTTGGTCAATTTCCCAGGCACAAGGTTGCAACGCTCTGGGCTGCCCTGCAGATGATCTGTTCGTTTTTCCACTTTTCTGCTTTAGTGTCTTGTCGAAGTTGATCCCGTGCCCTTCCGAGCAGCGGTGGTCGGTACTTGTACCTTTCCAATTCAGTGGCTCCCCCATCATCTTGGCAAAAGAATCCAGCACTTCTTCTCGCGGACGATGTTTGATGGACATGTCGTAAAATATGCCATCATCTTCGTCAAACAAAATGTGCTGGAATATGCCACTGGAAATGATGTTGACAGCCAACAGTTGGAGGGTGTTGTCGACGACCAACCGCGCAGGTTTCCCCGATTTCAGTACTGCCTCTAGCTTGCCATTAGCTTTGCGCGTTCGAATCTCCTCAGCCCTGACTGTTGTCTGCAGTTCCGTCTGGATAGCCTCGATGTCCTCCTGCGAAAACTTGCTCATCGCAATTTCTTTGAAGGTCTTATCGGCGAACAACTTCTGGTATGCGTTGTCGATGGCTTTGTCTGTCAGACAGGCTGTGTTAAATCTGCGCCAAAACTTATTCAAGCGCTGGGCGGCCTTGGAGCCTTTCTTGAAGCTTAGGTCCTGAAATTTCCCATTGACATCTGGAAACACCGACTTCTTGACCGTCGAGCGACCTTCAAGCGCTGCTGCCACTGAAATTTTATCCTGTGAATTATGAACAGTGGCGGCGTGCGTACAAGGCCCGACGGCTTGCGCCGTGTCAGATGCAACTGGTGCCATGACCGTCTTCTCCGGAGGCGACATAAACGTGGTATCAGCCTTGCGGCTGGTCACGCCTAGTGCACACGCCCTGTAATGCTCTGTCGTTTTCGCGACTGATTGGAATTTCCTACCTATCAGCTCACGACAGCGCGTGTAGGGCGCATAAAGTAGTGTCGACTGCGGATAACACCGTTTGTTGTCATACAGGAACTGCCAGAGGTCTCGCATTTTCTGGATGTCGGATCTCGGCTGAGGTGCATGACCTGAGCTCGA